GTACTGAATCGTCGGTAATCCACTGCGCCAGATTCTCGTCACCAATACCACGGCTCTGGATCGACGAGATGGGTTCGGCGTCAGGAAAATGACGCTCAAACTCCTCACGGGGCATGTCCTCGGTTATGAAACACCATTCTGCATCGGCTCCGCACGGGTCTTGGATGTGCGGGTCCATATATACCGAGAACGAGTTACGAACGCGAGCAATACGGATGTCTTGGTCGAACGAATCGGGGTCGCAATACTCAGTCAGGATGCGGATATAGCCTTCGCCATACGTGACTTGGTTTTCGCAAGCCGTGTCGTAGGCAACGTCGGCATCCGAAATGTACTCGATGTGCCGGACGATACCGTCAAACACCTCGGCAACTTCAATGTCCGCCTTGTCATCGACCGGGATGACTTTGCCCGCAGGTCGGTTCTGGCGCTGGTCGTTAGTGACCTGCCGAACGTGCTGGGGCAGTTTGTTGATGGTTAGGCAGGGACGAGCGTTGATCGTCTGTCCTTGCACTGCGCCACGGGTGGCTAAGACTTCCTGCGGCCACTGCCAGCGGTTATCTGGAGAACCCGCCATAAAGCGCAGGTCGTCCAATTCGCTGTCCCGAGACTCGCTATAAGCCGTCAGGGACAACTGCATCCGGGTACGCGCTTGGGCAAGGATATCGCCCGTACTACGCGCACGGCGGCTCTCGGGCGTATTAGCCACCTGAGCCGCGCCCTTCATCCCTGTCGGGTCTTTAGCCATTACTTGCCCTTCTTACCGGCTTTACGCTTAACCGAATACGCGATGGCAACAGCCTGCTTAACAGGCTTGCCTGCCTTCACTTCAGCGCGAATGTTCTTACGAAAAGCCCCCTTAGAGGCGGACTTTACAAGAGGCATTAACGCATACCCCGTTTCATCGGAGTCGGTCGAAAATCAACCGCAGTGCGGATCATGTCCTCGTTAACGCGCTTCGGCATACGCGGAGCAGGCATCCGGGGCTTCTGCATCCGGCTGTTTTGGATCATGTCACCGACTGTTGCGCCGGGAGACACGCCGATTGGACCGGGGTTTTTCTTTCCGTACATGTTTCTTAGCCTTTTTTGGAGGTTTTACGGGGTTTTCGGGCGGTAAGGGCTGACTTTCTGAAATTGGCAGCCGTTGGAGCGCCCTTAGAACCCGGTTTACGCATCTTTTCGCCCGATCCCGCAGCGATTCGAGCGCGTTTAGCATGAATGTTCGCATATAGTCCCTTTTTTGCAGCCATTTCAGCATTTCCATCGTTTTAAGGATGCTTTAGCGCGTTCGGCTGGCCCCTTGGCGTTGCGAACGACCCCTTTCATGCGGGCGCAAAACGACTTTTTACGTCCTGCGTCCGCTTTTGTCTTCGGACTGGGCGCCGGAGCCTTCAAATTAGACCCCGTTGCACGATTATATTTTGCACGGCCTTTCGCGGTCAATCCCGCCCCTCTTGACACGGACTGCTTTTCTCCTCTACCAACTGAGAGGCTGACGGATTTCTTAGCCATTAGGCACCCATCCAAGTGTTGATCATGCCGCTCTCACGGCTCGTGGTAATCGTGCGGGGACGCTCGCGGTATTCGCGGTGCGCCACGGGATACGCAAACGTGACAGCGATGGCGTCAGCAGCGTCAGGCGATGCAAGGCCACGCGCCTTCATGTCTTTCTTCGACTCCAGCAGGATAGAACCAGAGGAATTAATTTTCTGTTTTGGTCCTGTCAGGTCAGCCTTTAACTGCCTATCATTGGGTAGCGCAGCGTCTTTCAGCCACGCTTTCATTTCGCCCCACAACTCTGCACGTTTGTTTTGCCACATAGCCGGGGTCTTGGACTTCCATCCGAAGTTAACGCCACGCACTACCTTATAGCGCTGCTCTTTCAAGCGATCAAGGATGCCGTAGCCTAATCCGCCTTCGTCGAGGACGACGAGTGTGGGCTGGTATTCTTCAATCGCGTCGATAACTCGGCCAACAATCTCCATCGTGTCTTCGCCTTTAAAGCGCTTGATGGCGATGATGTCTCGACCTTTGCGGACGGCGATAACGGTCGAGTCCGCTCCGCTGCGAGCCGGATCGACTCCAATAACAATAGGCGCTGTTTCATCCTTATGCCTGGCACGAGCCATGGCCTGATCCACAACGCTAGGCGGTATAAATTGGTCGTCACCTTCTGACGGAAACTCTCCATAGACTTCCACCTTGGCTTGCGGTGAGTCGATGCCGTATTCGTCGATGATCTGCTGATACACCGACTTATCGGTTTCTTCAACGGTGCGAGCGTCAATGTTGCGGGTGTTCCAGAACGCACGCTTAGAGTGGAACGCCTCGAAGAAGTAGCCCTCGTTACGACGGGGGTTGCTAAACGACATCCAGAAACGGTGCGGGGTGTTCTCCGTAAAGAAGCCTGCCGTTACCGACCAAATGGGGTCAGGGATACCGGAGGCTTCGTCAAAGATGACCATAACGCCGTCAAAGTTGTGGACACCGGCATACGAGTCGGGGTTCTCTTCCGACCACAAGCGACCTTCGACGGACCAGTAACGAGTACCTTTTTTAAGGTCACGTTCAACGAGTTCGGCGAGCCACTTAGCGGGCATCACGCGGGTGGCGCTAATCTCAAACCAATGCGAGTTGATGAGGAGCGCTGCCCACTTAGTAATTTCTGCCCATGTGATCGAGCGTAACTGCGCTTCCGAGTTAGCCGACACAATGGTCGTCGAGCCTATGCGAGTACTCAACATCCAGAGGATGAGCCACGACACCAGCGCAGACTTGCCGATACCGCGACCGGAAGCCGTAGCCATACGCAGGACTTCGTAAGAGGTTGCGGTCTTATTTTTCGCAGTGTGGGCGGCGATATCGCGCAGGATTTCCCGCTGCCACTTACGCGGACCCTTGAAGTGTTCTAAAGGCGTGCCTTTCTGGCCCCAAGGGAAAGCGAGTAGCACGAAAGCCTCTGGGTCGTCCTTAATAACGGGCGACCAGAGTTTGCTCATCAGCAACTCTTCTTCTTCGGGGCTATAAATCGGCTGTTGCACGTTCGTCCTTCAGGGTTAGCGGCTCAGTAGCCTCATGCGCTAATTGATCCGGTGTAGCGTCAAATACGCGGCCCGCCAAGACGCGAGATTCTGCCTCTTGCAGCGCGGCGACAATACTAATCTGGGATTTGATATCGACTTGGACTTGCTGTTTAGCCACCCAACCATGAAGGTTTTGGAGCAGGGCAAGCGCGGCTTTGGTGTCCCCATTAATCGCGCCTTCTCGCAAGGCCGACGCTGCCTCAACCTCAGAGTCCGCACGACCTTTCCCCTCAGCGACCGCAGCCGCGTTATCTAACTGGCAGAGTCTACGGTACTCAACGGGCAGCAACCCAGCCGCAAAGGCCAAGGCGTCACCCTTTAGCCCGAGTTTGGCGGCGTCGTAAATCTTTTGCAGAACCTCCGGCGATGCCTTCAGTTCACGAGGCGCAAAAGGAATGGACTTAAAGGATTCTGTTACGAGGTTCATACCGGAACTCTTTGCCAGAACAGGCGGGAACGTCAGACATCCAGCCGTGGTGGGTGGCATGGGCACACCAGACCTTCTCAGCAACCTTAGTCACCTGAGCGGCCCAGAAGCAAGAGCGGCATACCAGAGACTTGGCAGCAAACTCTGCCCACTCCAACTCCGACATACGTATCGACATAAGCGGACTGTAACAGAAGGTTTGGCAAGGAAGGAAGAGCAAGAGCAAATTGGGCTACGCCCAACCAGTCTGCTCTGGCGAGCAGCAACGTGCAGGGTGATCCTGCCGGGAGGCCGCGATCTCCAACGTCCGTGGAGCCTGTGTGCCGAGGCGGAAGCGTCTAGGGATACGTTTAGTGCCTTAGATGGTGCATCCCTTACGGGCTGCTTCAGTTACCTCTCGGTCGCTACCAGCGCATCTGGTCAGACGTTGCTAATAAAGGATAACGGTAAAAGGTTTATTAGTGGAGAGGGCAAGTAAGGTTTTTAACCTTTTTATACGGATGGCGGTTTTTTAGGTTTTCAGATCGAGATAGCACGCGAAGGTTGGCGATGCGGTTATCGGTCTTGTTCCTGTTGATGTGGTCAATATCGCCATCAGGCCACTCACCGTGTGAGATGTACCAAGCAAGACGTTGAGCGGTGTACGTCCGGCCCATGACGCTGATTTGATGGTAGCCAAACTTGCTCAACGAGCCTAAAGGCGAACCAGCAGGCTTGGACCCCCAGCGAATGTTTCGCGTAAACAATCCTGTTTCAGGGTTGTAGGAAATAAAGGTTTTGATTTCCTCAAGAGAGGCAGGTGCTTTTGGTTTCATG